ATCAGAACCGCAAGTCGTACACTTGCAGAAACGGTGAGCTTAACGGACACAGTGATCAGAACCGCAAGTCGTACACTTGCAGAAACGGTGAGCTTAACGGACACAGTGATCAGAACCGCAAGTCGTACACTTGCAGAAACGGTGAGCTTAACGGACACAGTGATCAGAACCGCAAGTCGTATATTTACGGACACTATTGCCTTGACTGACAGCATTTTAAAGACCCCAAGTAGAACGCTAAGCGAGGCGCTGACATACACAGACACTTTGATTAGAACACTGGCTAAAACGATGTCTGAAACTGTCAATTTAACTGATACCCTTATAAAAGTCCCAGGGCGAATATTTAGCGAGGTTTTGAGCTTAGCAGACACTTTGTTAAAACTACCCGGAAGGGTCTTTTTGGAAACGATAACGATATCCGACACAGTGTTTAGGCTAAATAGCCGGATACTCTTGGAGACAGTAACAGTCACGGACACACTTGTTAGAATCCCCGGGCGGATTTTTTCCGAGACCATAGCATTGACCGATTCCCTTTTGCGCACGGTTGCCCGGACTCTAAGCGAAGTAGTCACGTTAACCGCAACTCTATTAAAAACCCCCGGGCGGACACTCTCGGAGGCTGTCAACTTAACTGATACTTTTCAAAGGCTGATACTGATAAGCAGGACTTTTGCCGAAACTGTGAGCTTGACCGACGCCTTTAATAACCTTACTGGTCACTTCTTCTCCGAGGTTATTAATTTGACCGACTCAATCGGGCTTAATCTTAATGGACAAAAATGGTATGCTAAATTAAGAACGGCTTTCAAAACCTTTTTAAATACCGGTTGGTATACTAAAAATAATACCGATTGGGAGGATAAACAATAAATGGCTTCAAAACGTGGATATCTATCATTGACGGAATTGGCGGAATTCGCTGACATTACCATAACTAATGACACCGAGGCAGACGACCAGATCAGCATGGCAGAAGAGATGATAGACGCGTATGTTGGTCCACAGGATAAAGCTTACCCCCACGAACTTCAAGGACGGGCTGCTGCGGGCGCCGGCAGTTCAATAACTCTTCAATCTAATCAGCAGAGCATATATGATATTAATTTTTTTAAATACTGTGAGGTTGAGATTATAGGAGGGACAGGTCCCGGCCAGAGGAGAGTAGTCACAGGAAGTACGCTTGCAGGAGTATTGACTGTTGCCTCCGCCTGGACAACAACCCCAGATTCAACCAGCTTCTACCGGATTTATCAGCTAGGCAAATTTCCGCGCATAGTTGATAGCACCTTCTACTCGGAACAAACACCAAGCACCTATTATAAGAACATACCGGAAGCGGTAAAAAGAGCAACCGCGGCACAAGTTGAGTATAGAATTGCAATGGGTGAGGGTTTTTTCAAAACAGACCAGTCCGAAAAAGTAAGCGAGAGGATAGGAGATTATAGTTATGAAAATATCTCAAGTTCCGGGGCAGGAAGCGTTGGAGTGGAGAAATTAATTGCTCCTAAAGCTAAATTACTACTCCGGGGTTTTAAAAACAGACTAGGGCAAATAGTAGTATAGTAAATATGAAATATGAGTTTATTAGGGCTTTTAAATCAGACAATTTCAGTTTACACAAAATCTTCGTATAACTCCGAGGGGCGCGAGGTGGTGGGTTCTGCTGTTTCCGTTAAATGCCGGTTTCAACGGACTACCAGGAGGAGACTTTTGCCCAATGGCTCACTCCAAACAATAGACGCAATAGTTTATGTTCCGAGAGATACCACAATTGCTACTGATGATAAAATAACTTTTGGGTCCGGCGATTATAAAGTATTTTCCCGGAATGATGCTATTGACGGGTCCGGTACAACCGATCATCTCAAACTTGAATTAATAAAATGGGTGGCAACATAATATGGCAAAAATAGATTTTGATGCTTCTGATTTTTTAAGTAAAGTGGAAGGCGCTATAAAGCGCGCTGAGGATGTGGCCAGACAGGGAGTAAAACAAATTGCTGATGAGGTTTTAAGACTATCCCAATTTGAGGTCCCGCATGATACTGGACTATTACAGAATTCCGGGCATGTCGAGCCGGACGGAGAGATTGATCAAATTGTAGGTTATAACAAAGTATATGCAGCCAGATTACATGAGAATCCACAGTATAACTTTCAAAAAGGCAGAAAGGGAAAATATTTGGAGGATCCGATAAAAAATAACTTAGGAGTTTTCCAAAAGTATATGGTTGATTTAATGAAAGGAGCATTTTAATGAGCGTTATATCAGATGTAGCAACATTTTTGGCAGCAGAGGGTTTAGGTACTGAAGGGACTGATATTTTCCATTCCTATTTACCGGACAGCGTTAATTCCTGCATCGCGGTTATAGATACAGGGGGGTTGCAGCCGGATCATTATTTGCCTACTAAGGAACCAACATTCCAGGTTTTTATAAGATCTACCACATATTCTGCCGGTAAATCAAAGCTTGATAGCGTAAGGTCTGCTTTGCATCAAAAAAAGAATGTCAATCTGGTTTCCGGGCAAACTTACTTTTATTTTATCCTGGCTTTATCAGAAGGTGGGCATTTGGGCAGAAATCCTAACGGCCAGGATGAATTTTCGATAAATTTTCAGGCTAGAACACGCTAATATGTCAAATCAGATAGTAATTGATGGCTTTGCTATTAAAGAGTTAAGATGCAAAAACGATAATTGCCGGAAACTAATAGGATATGAGAATATCAAGATCGGCGTATTTATCCATATTTGCCCGGCTTGCCAGTTTAAAAGCGTCTTTAATATGGAATATAAAAAGGTCGGTAAGGATTTTATGATTAGATTAAAAGATAAATTTCAAACCTGAAGGGAGGTGAAACAAATTGCCAGATATTACGAACGTAATCGTAGGAGAATGTACAGTTACTTTTGGTGGCACTGATTTAGGTCATACTAAAGGTGGTGTTGAGGTTGCTTATGCACCTATTTTTAAAGATGTAACAGTCGATAAATATGGGGAAACCATAGTGGAGCAGTATTTAATAGGCGAAAAATTGACAGCGAAAGTTCCTTTAGCTGAATACACAATCGCTAATTTAAGACGCGCCATGCCTCAGACAACCTTTGCCGGAGCAGCGAACACTAGGGTTACTATAGGTGCAGCAGCCGGAAAGAAATCTACAGACGATGCAGCGGTGTTGGTATTGCATCCTAGAAATGAGGGAACCAGACGACACGATATTGTTTTTTATAAAGCAATAGTCGCGAGTGAAGTTATGCTTCCTCATAAGGTAGACGAGGAGAAAGTAGTTGAGGTCACATTCTTAGCGTTGTTAGATGAAACACGAAGTGACGGAAATTACTTAGGATTGATAGGCGACTCGACAACGTGAGCCTGATTAGTTTTTGGCAATAGTGGTACACAGTTACCCGCCAATAACTAATATTAACACAACAATTACCCATTGACCACAGCCTAAATTTATACTAAGATAGTTTTAGTGAAAACCCCCCGAAAATTTAATTACTCCAAAGAATGGCTTATTGAAAATTACTCAAATACAGATAAAAGTCTCGCGGATATAGCAAAAATGGTCGGATGCTCTTCTATCGTCGTCCGTAAATGGCTCCATAAATACGAAATTCCACCTAAAGATAAATATAGAGGTGCTAGAAATCAGGGACCATTGAACCTGGAAAAGTATCGAAAAGAACATGGATCATGGAATAAAGGACTTACCATAGAAGATGATTGTGTTAAAACCGCTATAGTAAATAGTGCTAGAACGAGAAGGCTCAGGGGTTCAAATCTTGGTGAAAAACACGCTAGATGGATAGGTGATAAGATTAGTTACAAAGCGCTTCATACCTGGGTTAATCGACACAAAGGCAAAGCCGAGAAATGTATCTTTTGTGGAAGTACAAAGAGAGTTGAGTGGGCAAACAAATCTAAGGAATACAAAAGAGACTTAAGCGATTTTATTGAGCTTTGCAGATCATGCCACGGAAAATATGATCTTACCGATTCATGCAAGTACGGACATAAATATACAATCCGGAATACTCATATTAGGGTTGACGGATCAAGACAATGCCGTCAATGTAACCGTAACCAATATTACAAAAGGAAGGAGGTGAAAATATGAAAAATGAATTAGCGATTAATACAAAAACTTTAGACATAGAGCTGGATAGTGGAGTAATTACTATTTCTAAACTCCCGCTTAAAAAATACGCAGATTTACTCCTTAAATTGGATGAACTACCGAAACAGTTAAATGCTCTATCTGATACTAGTGATAGCGAACTTTTAAAAGTAATTCCCAAAATTGTAGCAGCTTCATTAGGTGAGGTTATAAATATTTTAGAGATAGGCACAAATTTAACCAAAGAAGAAGTTGAGGAGTTAGCCCTGGATGAGGTTGTTAAGTTATTAATAGGAATTATGAAGGTTAATAAATATCTCGAAGTTTACGAAGAATTAAAAAAACTATTCGCTCGACCAACACCAGTGAAAGAATAGTTTCCTGGTTATTCGGAGCGGTAGATATTTTAGCTTCTGAGTACGGTTGGTCTAAAAGGGAGATATTACAAGACGTTTATTTTGATGAGCTTTACTATCTTCAAATGGAGATAGAAAAAAGGCATAAGCTTAAATGGAGGATGCAGCTTGCCATTGCTCATAATCCATATACAAAAGACCCCGGGGTATTAATGAATTTCTTAGAAGATAAAACCAGGGCGGATCTATCACATTTTGACGAGCCAGGCTTTGATAGATTAGCTTCAAAACTTGCAAGAAACCCCAGGATCATTGTAAAATGATTGTCAGATGGAAAGGAGGAATAATGAAAATTAAATATACAGGTAATTTTTTAGAATACTTTCTAATCAATATCCTGCTTCTTATTTTATGTGTTATAACTTTTGGCCTTGCTATACCATATTTGTTCTATTGGGATTTCAAGTACTTCTTTAATCACCTAGAAATAACTCAGTAAGTGTTATTATAAAGCTATGGCATTTGATGCAGGAAGTGTTATAGCACATGTTAAAGCAGATACAAGTGGATTCAAAAAAGGCATTAAGCAAGCTAAAGAGGAAGTATCTAATTTTAAAAATACAATGTCTTCAGTTTCTTCAACTGTTGCTAAACTAGCCGGCGTGTTTGGACTGACGTTTGGAGGAGTAGCATTAATTTCTGGTATTAAAAGTGCTATTAATGCCTCAGCTTCTTTAGAGCGGTCAATGTTAGGATTAAACCAGGTTGCTAATGCTTTTGGGCAGGATGCAATCAAGGCAAAAGAAGCTGCCCAATCATTAGCTCAGGATGGTTTAATGACTGTTCAGGAATCCGCCGAAGCCTTAAAAAACTTGCTTGCTACGGGTTTTTCGCTTCCGGAAGCTATCCAATTAATGCACTCTTTCAAAGATGCTTCGGCAGCCAATAGGCAGGGTACGCTTGGTTTTGGTGAAGCTATTGTGGGAGCAACTATTGGTATTAAAAATCAAAATTCGGTTTTAGTTGATAACGTGGGCATATCGAAAAACTTATCCGTTATCTTGAGAGAACAAGGGTTAAGTGTTGATGATCTCCAAAATGTTACTTCCGATGCGTCGGTCCGGCAAAAACTTTTCAATGGATTACTAAAAGAAGCGGGAATCTTCTCCGGAGCCGCCGCCGCCAATTCTCAAACTTTAGGCGGAAAGATGTCTCAACTTAACACAGCTATATTTAATGCCAGCGCAGCCATAGGTGACGTATTAGCTCCGGTTGTTTCCGACTTGATTGATGCTATTGTAGGATGGCTTATCCCGGCAACCGGTTGGCTTCGGGCGAATATGACAGCTGCTCAGTCTGTAGTCATTGCACTAGCCGGATCTTTTAAAATTCTTCTTACAATAGTTATGGCGGTCGGTGCTGTAATCGATGCTGTTTTGACGCGTCGATTTACCAATATGAAAGATATTGTCGTTAAGGCAATTGGAAGCGTTTCCCAAACCTTCACTAATACCCAGAATAAAATAACGGCCGTTGCTGAAAAATCTTATGGCCGACAGACAGATGTAGCTAAGAAATCCTTTGCTGCTCAATCGGCAGCAAGTAGTAAGAAAGCGAAACAAATAGCCAAGGATTTAGAGGGGGAGACTGAAAAATTTGAAAGTGAAATGAAGAAAAGGGAGAAAACTTTCAAAGACCGGTTAGCGGACTTAGTTAATGCGCACATAGAAAAGAAGAAAGATTTAGAAAGAGATATCGCTGAAGAGAATCAGGATTTTTCAGAGAAAATGTCAGACCGGAAAAAAGATTTTGAAGAGCGGATGTCGGACATGAAAATTAGTCACGAGGAAAAAGTCGCCGACGTTATGGCACAAATGGAAGAAGAGCAGGCGAAAGGTGACGAGATGGATGTAAAGAAGATTACTGGTCTTCAAGCCCAGCTAGCAAAAGAGAACCGCGAGTATGATCTTCAGAAAACAAAAGCCGAAACTCGTGAGGCAGAGGAGATTGCCAGATTACAAAGGGATCACGAAGCAAAAGTAAAGGCAACTCAAGATCAATTAAATGCTGAAAATGCAATCCTCACAATACACCAGGCTGAGGTCGCAGCGGTCAAGAATCAAGCCAAGACGGATGACATAACCAGACTCAAAAAGCAGTTTGACGAGGAGAACGAGGAAGCAACAAAGGAACACGCTAAGAGAATGGTTGAGATTGCACAGAAAGGTCAGGATCTGGGAGATACTTTAGGATCAACCACTAATGCCGGGCTTGCCGGGCAAAAACAGGCAATTGTTGATACCATGGCCGGCATAGGTAAAGATGCAGGGGGGACTTTTGCAAAGGGTATTTCGGACGGCGCTAAAAAAGCAGGAGAAAATTTAATCAAAGACTTTATTAGAGCAGCAGGAGAAAAAGCCCTTGCCGGTATGGGTAAGTTCCAGGGGTTACTTGAATCCATTCCTGGTGTTAAAAGTGCTGCCGATTGGGTTAGAGGTAAAATAAGTATTCCGGGATTTGCCCAGGGGGGTGTGGTCCCCGGGAAAATCGGAGAACCGCAATTAGTTCTGGCTCATGGGCAAGAAACGATTACTCCGCCAGGCGAAATATTAAAAGACGACAGAATTAATAGAAACACACAGGTCGTTGTTAGCTTAGATGGGGCATTAATTGGAGATGAAGCCGCCGCCATGAGAATGGCCGAAATAGTTGGTGACGGAATAATCAAGAAATTAAATTCACAAATTAGACATTAAATATGGGAAATTCCGCACTTAGCTTTAATGGCACTACTGCCCACGTTGTCCTAAGCACCCGACCGTCGGCGGTGGTTAATAACTTCGCGATAGTGGGCTGGATTACCCCAACATTGCCTACAACTACAGGCATGGCTTGCTATGTTGGGAATGATGCAAGCGGTTGGGGTCTTGGTATTGGGGATATTAACGACCTGTCCGGATCAAAGTTAATAGGGCTATTCGGAGGTGCGACATGGATTGACCCGGGGATAACTTTAGTAAGCGGGGTTCAAGTCCATGTTGCAATGGTTCGGCGCACTGGGGTGACTTCTTTTTTTGTAAACGGGGTTTTAACCGGCACAAGTACGACCGCAACCCCCTTTGCCCCAACAGCCGGGAGGGGAATGATCG